ATCTTAGCAAGGATGATGGTCAGCGTAATGAACGCCAATACGATAGGCCAAAGCTGGCCAATCAGTTCAACGGTGGAGAGATCGCCTGCCATTTACGCCGCCGGATTGCGCCAATCAGGGAAGTCGTTTTCATCAACCACGCCGTCGCCGTTAACATCCCAGCGCAGATCGTGGCGATACTTCTCCCACGGTGCCATATCGTCGTCATCGTCTTCGTCTTCTACTACTGGCTCAGGCTCAACAGGGCGGATCAACGGTACGCTATTAAATTCACCGACTTCTGGGTCCGGCTCTGGCTCAGGCGTGTCTAGTTCCAGTATCTCTTCAGGTTCCGCTTTACCACCTACATTATTAAGGCTTAAGCCACCAAGCAAGCCAACAAAGGCACCAATGATGGTGTTGAACGCAGGGCCGATAATTGAAAATATTTCGCCGTTGTCGATGTCCTTATAGAACAGACCAAACAGCATTGCCACAACCACAGCTAGCATAATCATAGCAAGGGTCACAACGGTGACACGTAAAATCCACTCGACCGTGTCGAGCGTACCCGGCTGCTTGCTATCAAAAACGTCTAAGATTTTCATACTAGTTTACCTACCTAAACTTTGGGCTATATAGCCCTAGCAGAAATACGCACATCACGCTAGCCCTATGGTAGCAGTCGATGTCTCTCTATCTAACGTAAGCACGCCCTCGCAGACCATGCTCCAGTCATTCCCAGTTTTCTCTCCGCGACAAGGCACGTTAATCTCGACGTTCTTCGTCAAATACTCCTTGCCGTCCTCGAACACGCGCCAGACGTGATCCATCGTACCGCGCCCCGGCTTACCCCGCGTCTGGTTATATCGGATATGGAACAGTGCCATCAAATCACCTCTGCGGGTATAGGGCACGCGGCTGGCGCATTTGGCTGCACGGTAAGGTTGAAGTGGACGAAGCGGAACGGGGCCTTCGACAGATTGCGACCGAAGCTGTGCGCCAACCATGCTGGGGCAAACATCATCATACCCGGCTCAGGCTTGAAGTTAATCATCGTGCTTGAAAGCGTTGCCTGTGTAGGGTCAGCTTGCGGCAGGTCGAGCATGACGCGGCCCGGACGTGGGTCGTGGATGACAGCGGGTGCGCAGCCTTCCGGCGTGTCAAGGAAATAGAAGCCAACGAGGAAGCTACCACCGGGATGCACATGATAATCCATCGACGACGTTTGATAATGCTCTTGGCACCACAGTTCCGTGAACGTGGTGATGAATTGATCCATCGCGTAGCCTTGGCCGGACAGGATATTCCACGCCGTCTGGCTTATAAAACTGGCGAACTCCTCAATGCGAGGGTCTTCCAGCATGTTACCCGACATGAGGACAGGGTGGATTTTGTCTGGCTTCTTTTTGCCGTGGACCTGCTTGATGCTGTCGGCAGCAATTGCCTTCACGGTCTCAAGGAACTGCGGCTGCTTGGTGATGTATATCGGTGTTACGAAATAGTGGAACTCGTCTAGAGGTGCCACTGCGGGTTCTTCCTGTGCCATTGTTGCTCCTCAATGGTGGTTTACGGAGCGACCCAGTTACCAGCTTCATCCTTGATAGGAAAGAGAGGAAATGCAGGTGTGATCGGATTGGCGCTTTCCAGCACCCACGCCTGATGCGCTGCAAGGCAATCAAGCCAAAGCTGCTTTTGCGTGGCATCTTCTGTTTCGTCGGCAGTAGTCTGGCACCACCCCATACGCATTTGATGCAGCATATTAGCATTTTGGATGGCCAGTTCAGCTAGTTCAACGTCCTTGGCAGAGCGCTCTTCATCCGTCATTGGGCGCACCGAATGCACGTCCTTCACGACATCATTGACCCACTGATAAGTTACGCCCTCGTACACCTCATAGGTGCCGAGAACAGGGGCATCGACGCGGATGAACTTGGCAAAAGTGTCTGGTAGGTTTTCCGTGTCTACATCCGGAAACGCATCACGGAAGTTGTCCGCAAAGATTGGATGCTCATGCGGCTGCCCGTCACGGATTTGTATGTAGAGTTCGAGGTCTGTGTGTTCCATTTATAAGTTCCCTGTGCATGTCGATGGGAACGAGCGCGTGTTGCCGGGGTAGATGATGCGCACTGCACCGACGCCGCCGATGCCGTAGCTATGGTTCGATATGCAGAAGGGAGGGCCTGCGCATATACAGGTTTTCCCACCGCCGCCGCCATACGCGCCGCCAACACTGGCAGGGCCACAGCAGGTAAAAGACCCTGCGGCTGCGCCACCACTACCGCCGCCGCCAAGAACACCTCCAGTACCATTTGTTCCTTGGCCGAGGATGCCTACGCCGCCACCGCCGCCGCCTGAGCCGTTACCGCCGCCTGCGCTCCACCCGCCACCACCACCGCCGCCGCCAGTACCATCGTACCCAGGCGCGCCGGAAGAAGTACCAACAGAACCTGCGCCGCCAAGCAAGCCAGTGCCGCCCGAGTAACCACCTGCACCCCCGCCAGAATAGTAGTTGGAATAACCACCTTTACCACCGCCGTCGCCAACAAAGGAGCCACCACACCCACTACCTGCACCAGCGTTCCCCGCGACAGTAGAGGTGTTGATAAACGAGGAAGTTCCAGCACCGCCAAACCCAAATTGGCCAGCAGCCCCGACCACGACAGCGTAAGAGCACCCGGGCGTCACAGAAATGTTGTTTTTGTATCCAAGGCCCCCACCGGAACCAGCGCCGCCGCCGACAGCAACGACAGATACTTTAGTAACCCCCGCAGGTGCGACCCAGCTATAAGTACCAGCGGTTGTGTACGCCTGCTGCCCGGTTACCGGCTTGCCGCCAGCCAGTAATCCGCCAAAAATACCAGTCATCAGGTTACACCCCCACCAGAAACGACCCAAGTCGTAGAGGCAACTTTTACACAAGTTGCAAGTCCGCGCTGGGCCAATGTGCGTGAGCCAGTTGTGGCCGTACCAACAAGATATATGGTGTCAGTCGTGATGCTGATCGTCTGACTGCTGGCGCTGTTGTTATAAATGATGACTGTTGAGCCAATCGGAAACGCTACAGAACTGTTAGCGGGGATTACGACACCGCCTGTTGTGGTGTTAACCATCTTGCCCATGTCGGACAGCGCCAGCGTGTATGATGCTGTTTGGCTGTTTTGGGGTAAACCTTTGTAGCCTACGGCGTCTACTAAAGCTGCCGAAGTAATACCGCCGCCCGTCAGGATACGGAACTGTTCTACCTGTGAGCCAGTCTTAAATATGATGGCGTCAGACGTGCCCGCGCCCGAAGTACTTTGCACCGTCAACGTGGACGAAACTGCTGTACCGCCAATAGCCAGTGGGCTGGTGACGCTGGTAGACGCGGTAGCTGTAGTAAACGCACCTGTATTGGCTGTGGTAGCGCCCACCGTGCCGTTAATGTTAATCGACGCAGTGCCGGTTAGGTTAGTGACGGTGCCGCTGGCGGGTGTGCCTAGCGCCGTCGCGTTACCGGAGGCATCCAGATTAACCGACTTCTCAGCCGGATATGTAACGAATACGGTAGACGTACCCGCAAGGGTAATTGCAGCGCCACCGTTGCTGGAGGATAGGATTGTTGTACGTGCTAGCGTAGTACCAGAAGACGTATATGTGCCAATACCGACTTCCCAAGCTGTACCGCTGGTGATCGTATAGTAGGTAGTATTAGCGTTCCCGATAGCTGCAAACGACTGAAAGCCGCTGGCAGCACCAGCAAGAGTTATCGTGCCAGTACCCGTAGTAGTTGTCGTTTCTTGTACGCGGTTAGCAATAACAAGTGCCATTATGCGATCCTGATGATAGCCGAGGTGTTGTTATTCGTTGGGAAAATGATGGTAAAGTCACCTGCCGTCGAAGTCTTATCCGAACCAAAATCCAGCACAGCTACAGAAGCGTTGGTCAGCGTAGTGTTCGCCGTACCGTTAGCCGAAGGAGTTGTGTTATAGATCAACGCGCCGCGAGCCGTGATGGTCGCATTGCTGAACGTCAGGTTGCTGAAGGTTGTGAAGCCCGTACCAGCCGAAGCGTTTGTATTTGTCGCGGTCACACCACCATTAGTCAGTATACCACCGCCAGCGCTGTAGTTTGTGCCACTAACTTCGTTGGTAGCCGTGTAAGCAGTTGTGTTAGCGTCAATAGAAGCCGACGAGGTGTACAGCGCAAACTTGAAGGTGTCGCCACTAGAGGCGCGGAAGTCGTGGACAGCCAGCAGAATTTCGGCTTTGAAGCTGGTTGTCATAGCTTGTGTAATAGCCATGGGTATTCTCCTTAAGTATCAATTAGTTTAACAAGCTCAGGAAAACCAGCTTCGGTAAACTTAGCTGCCAGAGTTACGTTACGCGAACGCATTCCTTCGCGTATAAAGTAGATGAGCACTTCACGCAAGTTTTCTTGGAAGGCGCGAGCCTGATCCGCAATCACTGGGGGTGCGTTATCACCTACATTGATAATTTGATTAAGAGCACGATCAGCAAGCTCCTCAGCAGAAAAACCACGGTTATTTGTGGTCATGACCTGCACGGTGCCAAGGGCGGTTTCGAGTTCAGCAATCATTTTACGGGGTACCTAACTTGTGATGTACGGTACATATCCTGACGATTCTTACCTTCACCAAGTTGTTTCAGCATAGCAAGTGCTTCACCGTACCGCTGTTGGTAATTAGCAATAATCTCCGGCTCGCCCTTCATAAAGGTGTAGGCTTCAAGTAAAGAGCCATACAACAGTACGCTATCAAAGTTATCTCCAAGCCACGAGGTACCAGCAGTAACAATAGATTCTGGGTAGTAGAAATAATGGAGTTCGACTACATAGTTCGCATCTGGCGTAGGGCCGAGGATATACGAGTTCTCATCAAAGAATGAGTAGTGGGTTGGAATACCTGTAGCGGTTGGGCTAGGGAATGACTCGCGGATGAAGTTTACATCCTTGTTGAGTAAGTAACTATAATTCCCATCCCCATCAACCACAGCCAGCGAGAAGTTTGCAAGCCAATCAGCAGGCACTGCGAGATACATATTTCCTGATGTGACGTTACCAGTTACGTTCTTACGTAGGTCCAGAAGCTGGACCATATTGTATATGCGCTGCTCTGCTTCTTGAATAAACGTGTTAATCTGTTCGGTAGACGTAAGCGTCACGGTCCCCGTACCAGCGGAGTCCGTCCATGACGTATTGGGGAAGTCGTTTTCTACGTATCCCTTAATGGTTTCAAACAGAGTAGCGTAATTCATTAGCCCATCTTCGTGCTGCTGCTATTCCCACGGGTGGTGTTCTTAGTACCCCGAGTACGCAGTGTTTGAGTGTTAGGGATATTGTTCGGATAGCCGTTATTGCCAAGCTCAATAGCAGTGCTACCAGTCATTGTGTGTGGCTGGGCGTAGACGCTGGCAGGGCCAACTTCCTTACCACCTTTTTTCATGCTGAACTTAGCCATATTACTTACCCCGTGAAGATGATTTCTGGTTTGCAACTTTGGCAAGACCACGACCTAAAGCCCGCATCTGAGCGTTAGTTTTGCCGCCCTTGGCGAGCTTGGTTAGCGGCTGGCCCTTATGCTTAGCGCGCTCGTGCTTGTGCACGGCCTTTGCTACGGTAGCCTTGTCCTGCTTCATGTCTTTCTTGTCCATCACTACTTCTCCTACGTTACTATCGTCACTGTACCTACTTCACCTGTACCTACTAGCGTACTTACGAGGTCAGGAAAAGCTAAAGGATTATTCAGCCCTACAGGACCCCACCCCCACTGTATAACACGACTACCATCACTAGGGCCACCAAAAGCTAACGAGTTACTCGACGGCACTTCACCACGAATTAACACCTTAAGCCCGGTCATACCTGCCTGCCAGAAACTAACATCTGGACGCGGGTTACGTAGTGCTTGTGGATCATCAACCGGATACATACCGATCTGAAGCTGCGGCTGGTCAGGCTCCCAACAAGTAGGGCACACAAGGATATTGGTGCTCTTGGTCTTGATGGTGATCCTACGAAGCTGCTTGAGTTTATATCGAAAGCCACAGCGGTCACATTCTGCAATGGCCTTCTTACCAGAGGCAAACGGATTGGGCATCGTACCTCCTAGATAAACATCTGGCGCGGAGCGATCCGCAGTGGGGCCTTTTCGCGGTCTTCGTCAGCCGCCTGTTCCCAAGCTTCGTCATACATTTGCTTCAGCATCCCTGTACGTTCCATAGCGTTAGGAAGTTTAAGCGATAGATAATATGCTAGCCCAGCTACCATACAAGGGAGAAAGCGGAAGGGAATGTCTTGTGTTGTAATACCGTCACCTGCGTCCTGCATACGGCGCAAGCGGTAGTAGAAGAAGGTATAATAGTTGCTTTGGTCTGGGGCTGGCCACACGTTAATCTGTGGGTATGCAATACCAGTAGTCGGTTCAGTCGCACCTGACTGGCGGTTGATCCATACTTGGATAGGACGCCCTTGAGCGTTCTTGTTTGGGATTGTGATATACGTATCGGCGCTAATACGGTTAATATTAATATCAAGCTGGTTCGAACTTGTACCAGCATTTGTACGTATTACCTGCTCTAACAAGTCAATCGTGTCCACCGGCAGGTCATAAACAATCTGCCCTTGCACCATAGCAATAGAGCCTTGGTCGATAGTCCACAGGTTAATCCCACGGTTTGCCCACTCAATCGTAAGTAGGTTCAAGCTACGGCGGGCTGTCTTAAGGTCGTAACCAGTACGAAGCTCAGCACCACAGCGCTCAAAAGCTTCTTCAACAAGCTCATTAAGGTTGAGGTTAAATGTGCTGGTGCCAGTTGTAGTCATTAGCGGTTAGGACCTCCACGGCGTTGCATATTACGCATAGCTTGCATACGTGGGGACTCAAAAGCAACTTGCTGACTGTTAGGCGCTTGTGGCATCGCCGGAGGTCTCATCACCTGCTGTTGGTAATTTTGCAGTTGGCTCATAGGATTACTTTGCTGCATTGGGTTCTGCTGTTGATATGCTACGCCCGTACCCTGAAGCCTGCTGGCAAGGTCTCCCATACTTGCAGGAGGCTGGTTCGCTTGCGCTGCCCGCGCTGCCATATTCCGCGCAGCAGATATTTGATTATATTCACCCATACCTGCGTCCATACCGCCATTTGACTGGGGCATCCCCATAGACTGTAGCGCGGCGGCTTGAGCCGCAGCTTGAGATTGACCAAAACCCTGTTGCCCCTGCTGAGGCATACCAGTATCGCCGCCTGCAAAACCCACAGTAGGTACACCCATTGGAGGCTGGGTCATAGGAGGCGTACCGCCCGCACCTTGCATTGCCAGCATCCTTTCGTACCGCTGGCTGCGTTCTATTTGGTCAGCCCGGTCCTTAGCGTCGTAAGCCTCATTTTCAGGAGAAAGCCGTTGACCGGGCTGTCTCTGACGATCCATAGGCTGGCTGATTGGAGGTGTACCAATACCCATAGGCTCACCCATAGCCGTATCCGGTCCACGTTGTATCAGCGGCTTAAATGGGTCAGGGCGTGTGTCAGGGCGTGGGTCAGCGTAGCTACTCTGACCGTACTGTCTCCCTCCGCCCATGGGTTGCGGGGGCATACCATAACCACCGCCGAAACCACCCTGCTGGGGCATACCATAACCACCCCCAAAGCCGCCAAAGCCGCCAAAGCCGCCAAAGCCGCGCTGCTGGGGCATACCATAACCACCTTGCTGACCACCAAAGCCTTGTAGTCCCTGCGTCATTTGCTGATACCGCTGCATCATATCATAAGGTGAATTCTGCTGGTCACCTAGCGCTGACTGACCCATACCCGGCTGCTGGGGTTGGCCGAAACTACCACCGGGGGCAGCACCAAAATTATTAATGCCCGGACCAAAACCGCCCATAGGCTGCTGAACCTGAGGCCCAGCTGGCTTGTTAAAGGGAGTGCCCATAGCAGGAGGCTGACCACCAAAACCACCCGCAGGAGGCTGAGTCATAGGCTGCTGGGGTTTATCTAAACCACTAAAGTCACTACCCGCAAAGCCGCCAGAACCCGGCTGCTGGGGTCTATATATAGGCATAGACATATCACCTAAATCCTTTTGTTTTCTTCGCTACGGTCTTTGGCTGTTTAACGAACTGCTTACCCTTGGCCTTACCGGCCCGCTTAGCCTTAGTTGTCGCTGCGTACTCAGCAGAAGACAAGGACTTTATAGCTTTCTCAGGTAGGTAGCGCTCTCCTGTAGCCTTAGACCCTTGCGTCGATGGTTTACCACTTTTGGTTCTCCACTTCTGCTCAGTCCAAGACTTCAGGCTTTGCTGGGATTTAGCTAGTCCGCTCACTTGTAACCACCACCTTTAGCTTTGTACTGCTTAGCCATCATCTGAGCTTTTCTCGCGGACCATTGGCCCGGATTGCCGCCCTTGCCACCAGCTTTGATGGCGTTGAAGATAGCCTTGCGCATACCGGGTTTGGTGTAGTTTCCAGCCTCATTGACCTTAGACTCACCACCCGCAGCCATGCCTTTTGGCATCTTGGACTTACTTACAGCCCCCATACCACGACAAGCACGCATTAGCAGGTTTTCCCGCCCTTTTTGAACATAGCACCGCCGTAGCTGTCACGGCTGCGCATCTTAGCGGCTCCGCCACGAGCTAGCATCGAAGTCTTGGTCTTGCCCTTAACAGCACAACCGTCAATCGAGCCGCCCTTGGCGAACTTCTTCATCGCACGACCTTCTGTGTCTGCCGACTTCTTCATCATTGCAGCGCCAAACTTGGTTGCCGCGAAGGGATTACCCTTAGCTTTACCCTTAGCCGCTGGCTTCATCTTAGCTTTTCCACCTTTTGCCATACCTAAACTCCCCATAGCCTTCGACGAAGGCATTTCCTTAATAACGCCACCAGCAGCATACTTCTTCATTTTTCCACCCTTTGACATACCGGGCGTAGCATTACGCTTCATCATTTCCTTGCGGAACTCGTTGCGCTCTGAAGTCGCCGGAACTGTGTCCGAACCACCTGTGATTGGCTCTTTTGTTAGTTTTTTCTTTAGTGGCATTAGCTGCTTACCGCCCATAGGCATCGGCTTTTTCTGCATAATCTTACCACCTTTTGCTTTGTTGGCAGCGTTCTTTTTAGCAGCCGCATCGCCGTACGTAATAAGAGAATCTGTATCCGTACCACTAATAAGTGGTGTACGTTTGCCGTATTTTCTTTCTTGTGATGCTCTAAAAGAGTCAGATGTTTTGAAAAGGTCACCGAAAGAACCACTACGTGACGAGGAACCTTTTGGTGCTAGTAAAGCTGCTGACGTACCAGACCTGTTAGTTTTTGGGTCTTTAGACGCGCCAAGAACTTTTGATTTGCTACTAAACCCTTGATCACTAGGTACATTACTCGACCCAATTTTGGCTTTCTGCCGCGCATTGGCTGCGTTCCCAACTGCCCTAAAATCAGATGTTCTTAAGCTATCTTGGAAGAATTTGTTCCGCTTTATGTCGGCAGCAGAAGGTTTAGCCGCTACCTTAGCAGGGGCCTTTTTAGCAGGGGTAGATAGGCCCGATTTTATCGGAGCAGATACTGTCGCTACCTTAGGCTCCGAAACTGAAGCTTCAGTGGTCACGGCCTTTGGTGCGCCGTACCTGCGGGTCTTTGTCAGGTTGCTTTCTGCGGCACGCTCTGCGGCGCGAGTAGCGGTACGATCAGCACCAGTGCGCTTAGCAAAATCATCCTTGGCGTCAGCAATACGCTGTTGGCGCTTTGCTTCAGCTACTTCAGCAGCCTTACCCGTCTTACGGGCCATAGCCTTTGCGTGGTCCTTTTCGATGTCCGCCATGCGCCGGTCATACATACCTTGAGCGCCACCTCTGGAGAATTTTTTCATTGTACGTGCCATATCTTTATTCCTTACCTAGCCATCTTCGCACGGTCTTCGTCTCATATATACGAATCGCCGTCCATATAATAGTAAACAACGCAGCTATTGCTGGAAGCACAGAAACGATTGTACCGACAACCGTGAAAAATGAAGCCGCGTCTATAGCATACTTAAAAGTTTCGTGCCCATCTAGCATCTTAGCAATCCCACTTACGAAGCGACAGGGCTTTACGAGTAGGGCGACCCTTCTCGTCTTTCATAGGACCGGGCATACCTGACATACGGGCACAAAAGCTTTTACGCCGCGCTGCTGACTTAGGCGACTTCTTGGCCTGCTTTGCGCTGACAGGGGGCTTAATATTCTGCCCTTGCGCTTTTAACGACGCACGACCCTTGGCGTTCAAGCCACCCTTGGGGTCCTTGCCTTCCTTGCGTGTCCAAGCAGGTGTCTTGGCCATTAGACAAACTTACCTTTAGTTTTACCCTTGGTAGCGATACCATCGCCACGCTTGGAAGCAACTGAACCGCCCTTGGCGTAGCCACGAGTTTTGTAATTCTCGATAAGACGCTTCCGTTGTGCTTCTGCATCTGCCAGCACTTTGTCTTTTAGGCGCTTTGCTGTAGCGGCATCCTGTTTAATAGTTTTCTCTGTTGGGTCATCACCCATCGCGCCGTAGGCGTTTAATTTTTCCCTTACCTTCTCAGCTTTGTCACCATAGTGGGCATTGGCCATACGGTTTGCCTTTTGTAAGGCAGACTCAGAAGCATCGACCCTATCCCAAAATGCCCTACTGTTATTTTGGCGGGCACGGAAATAGTTTGCCTCACCTTTACCAGTGGCTGTGAGTTTATCGGATTTAGCTTTCTTATCGGCCATTACACGAACCGTCCTTTGGTCTTGCCCTTGGTAGCGCAGCCATCACCGCGCTTAGAAGCAGTCGATCCGCCCTTTTTGAAACCCGGAACGCCACGCCCCTTGAGTACGTCTGCCCGAGTGACCTTGCCGTCACCAGTAAGATCGGGGAGTTTACCACCTTTTTTAAACGATGTTCTAAATGTACCGCCTACTTTGCCACCACCCATAGGGCTTGCGCCGACAGACAAACTGCCCTTACCCACAGGGATATCCCTAAGCCCAAAGACCTTTCCAACGGGAGTTCGTACTTTACCGACGCTCACTTTGGGGCTAGAAGAGCCACCGCCGCCAGAGCCACCGCCGCCAAAGTCGTCCCCGCCAAATCTGCTACCGAGGGAGCTACCGCCAACAAAGCTAGGCTCGCGCATCATACGATCCAGCGCAAGGGCATCCGCTGCACGGCTTCCGCTTACGACGATTTCGCCGCCATCGTCATAACGCTTTGCTTTTTTGCGTGCCATTATGCAGCTTCCTTCTTTAAGGGGACAATCATCGGATAGAGAACCTCATTGCCGAAGTCGCCTTCATACTCTTGTACGCCCATGTGGCCTAGCTTGATGGTTGGGTCGATCCAAACTTCAAAGCCTTGCTCACGCGCACGGTCGCAGAAGAGGTAATCCTCTCCAACGTAACCTTCGTCAGTTAGCATGAAGTCAAATATGCAGGGGACAGTGCGCTCTGTGCGTTCGTCGTAATAACGCCACTCAGGGTGAGCAGCGTCAAGGGTCTCGAATACATCACGGCGAACCATCATAAAGGCGGTAGCCACGCGTTTGGCACGGACAAGGCCCATACCATCCATAGTAATCTCGCCGTCATCTTGGTCAAGAGTAGCGATGTATTGCTTAGCTGTACTGCGCGTACGTGGTACACCAGCAACAATACCCCTCTTGGGGTCTGAGGTCCAAGCCATCAGGCGGAAAATGTCGGCAGCTTCAAAATTAATGTCAGCGTCGATGAACATCAAGTCCGTGCAGTCGGAGTCCAGCATATCCTGCGCGAGCAGGTTGCGAGCACGGGAGACAACAGAGCAGCCACATATGCTACCGATCTGAATATCAACCCCGTGCTGCTGGGCTTGCTGAGCAAACTGGGCCAACGAGATAGCCAACTTCAAAGAAACCTTGAAGTCATAAGCAGGTAGCGCAATAAAAACGCTACGTCCTGCTAGGTTAAACGCTTGTTCATTTTGCATATATCACCCATAGAAAACGGAAACTGTGCAGTTTGCCAGCGTAGCATGTACGTTAGTCGCAAACCGTACACCTTCGCCGGGTATAATAATATTATGAAAAGCTGCCGTCGCTGGCGTAGTAATTTCAAGCAGCGTAGTGCCGCCTGAACCGCCATCTTTAAGGATAACGGAACCGGCACCAGCAGAGCTTGAAGTAATAACCATACCCTTTACACGGTTTGGGAACGCCAAAAGGGTACCAGTTGCAGCTAGGGCAACGTTTTTAACATCAGTTTGCATAGCCATAGGAAGGCCCTCCTATTAAGTGACTATTACGAAGTAGCAAACGGCGTAGCAAGTGAACCCGAACCAATCAATTCACCCTGAATTAACCATTGAGTCGAGGTGATAGCCGTGATGGTAAAGCACGAACCAACGATACCACCAGTAGTCGTACCGTTAAGGTTGATCGAGCGGATAGTCGTACCGTTAGCGACGAAATTGCTGGCTGCGGCATCGGCAGTGGACATGCCAACTCCACCTAGTAAGAAGTTGCTTGCAGCCGTTATTACCTTAGCCGCAGCAGAAGCAGTAGTGATAACAAACGTGTAGGTGGTGCCGAGGTTGCTAAGGGTGTTTGGATCAGAACCGGGACCAGACGAAGCTGGGTTAGCCGACGCGTTAAGCGTAGGTAGCGTGATCGTGGTCGTAGCCAAAGTGATAGGGATGATCCTACCAGAATAGTTGTTGACGTCGAGTGTAACCGCAGCAGTCGAAACCGCAGAAACTGCGCCGGGACCCTGTGAAATGAAACCGTTCAATGAGCGAACGGGACCTTGGAAAGTTGCAAGCGCCATAATATATCTCCGTGTAGTAGCACCAACTCATACCGTCTCTACTAAGTCTGCTAGGGCAGTCGGTACAAGTAATAATCCTAGTAGGTGTAAGCATACACCACATAAATGAAAAGGGGAAGAGGTTTCCCCCCTCCCCTCTTTAAGTTCTTATGTAGAACCGGATGAACCGAACATACCAAGTGGGTCAGAGAAGCCAAACGAGTAACGCTCGCGGGCCTTGTAACGCACGTTGCCAGTATCGAAGTCACCGTCCATGCCCGTGCTCATTGGAGTACGAACAAAGTGCTTCAAGCCGTTTGGAACGTCAGTGGTCAAGAACCATGCGTTCGTGTCGGTCAAGAAGTGATTGACGGCGTAACCTTCTGGGATCGAACCGTTGTTCTTGAGGGCGTTGATGTCGTTGTCCGAAGTACCGACGCGAAGTTCGGTTTCGAGCAAACGAGTAGCAACAAACATCAAGTTTGGTGGAACAATCAACTTACGTGGCTTAGCAGCAATCAGAAGACCACGCTCGTCAGTCCAAGCAGCAATCTGAATGACTGCGGCTTCAAGCGACGTTTCGTTAAGGTCAGTCTGCGTTGCAGGCGTATTCGAGTTAACACCACCAGATACAATTGGGTGTGAGGTCGAGAACAATGCTACGCCATCACCACCGGGGTAGGATGCACTAAAGCCGTTGTTCAAAACCGCAGCCGCTTTGGTCTGCTTGGTGTAGGACATCGCACGGGCAAGAGCCTTAGTATAACGAGCCGAGAGGCTGTCATACAAGTTATCTTCAATCGCTTCTTCAGTCAGCGAAAACCCGAGGGCAATCGTTTCATGGGTGTAGCGAGCAGTGAAGACTTCCTGACCGTTGTCGTATGCG